GGTTTTCACCGGCCCTAGTTGTGCTAACCCGGCACGAGACATGACCGATGGGGCGTCGAGGGCCGCTGCCGACCGATCCGGCTATCCGCGCCATCACGGGCGGGCGAATCCGGGCGCGAAAGTGGGCGCCGACGGAGGCAATCGAGGCGTGGACAGCCCGGGCCAAGGCGTTCGAACGGTTGGCCATGACGCTGGTTCAGCAGGGGGCGAAGGCGAAGCTGGTCAAGACCAAGAGCAACGGCCCACAGATGAATCCGAAGTTTGCTGCTGGCCTGAAGCTCCAGCAGGCGGCCGATGACATTTGGGACCACCTCTACCGGCTCGCGCCAGAGGACGCCCCCCGCGGAAAGGGGGAGCCCGCGCCGTCGGACACCCTCGCCGCCTTCCGGCGGAAGCGCCATGAAGCGTGACCATCCCGTCACGGCCTACGCGCGGGCTGTGAAAACCGGCACAATCAGTGCCGGGCGTCTCGTTCGTCTCGCCGCAGATCGTCATCTGTGTGACCTCGTGGATCTGCCCCCCAAGGGCTATCGGTTCGACGAAGGCTTGGCCGACCATGCGATCCAGTTCTTCCCCAAATACCTCCGATTCTATGACGCCGGCGAGAAGACGGGGGAGCCCTTCCGCCTCGAGCCCTGGCAGCAGTTCATCGTCGGGTCGCTCTTCGGCTGGCTGGCCCCGGATGGGTATCGGCGGTTCCGCACCGCCTATATCGAAGCCGCGAAGGGGGCGGGCAAGACGCCGCTCCTGGCCGGTCTGGGTCTCTACATGCTCACCTGCGACGGCGAACCGGGGGCTCAGGTGTTCGCGGCGGCCGTCACGCGGGAGCAGGCGCGGATCCTATTCGATGACGCCAAAACGATGGCGGCGATCTCCCCAGACCTTCGAGAGGAGCTCGTCATCGAGGAACACAACCTGGCCCATCCCAAGAGCCGGTCCTTCATGCGGCCAGTCTCCTCGGAGGGGCGGTCCCTGGACGCCAAACGAGTGCACGCCGCCCTCATCGACGAGATCCACGAGCATCCGACACCCATCGTGGTGGACAAGCTGAGCCTGGGCGTCAAGGGACGCCGGCAGCCCCTGATTGCCGAAATTACCAACGCGGGCTATGACCGGCAGTCCGTCTGCTGGCAGCATCACGAGCTCTCTCGGCGGGTCCTGGAAAGGGCCGAGGAGAACGAGACCTGGTTCGCCTATATTTGCGGCCTGGACCCCTGCGAGGCCTGTCGAGCACAGGGGAAAGAGATGCCCCAGGAGGGATGTACGGCGTGCGATGACTGGCGGGATGAGCGCACCTGGCTCAAGGCCAACCCAAACCTCGATGTCTCCGTGACCCGAGACTATCTGCGCCGCTGTGTCCGGGACGCGACCCAGATGCCGGCCATGCAGAACCTCGTCCGGCGCCTGAATTTTTGCACCTGGACGGAATCCATGACCCGATGGTTCACGGCCGAGCAATGGGCGGCCTGTGGAGCTCCTGTGAGCCCAGAGGCCCTCAAGGGCCGGCCCTGCATCGCGGGGCTCGACCTGGCGACCACGACCGACCTGGCGGCCCTCATGCTGATCGTGCCGGATGAGGACTTCTTCGCCGCCGTCGAGCCTCCGGTCGAAGAGGGCGAGGCCCCGGCCCTGACCGTGACCGGGGCGGTGGAGGTGCTGGCCTGGTTCTGGTGCCCGGAAGACGGGATCATCCAGCGGAGCCGGGTGGATCGGGTCCCCTATCAACATTGGCGAGACCAGGGCCATTTGGAGGCTACCCCCGGCAACGTGACGGACTTCCGGCGCATCCGCCAGCGGATCGTGGGGCTCCGGGAGGCCGGGTATGACATCCGAGAGATCGCTTACGACCCGGCCTTCGCCACCCAGCTCGCCCTCCAGCTCCAGGACGAAGACGGCTTCACGGTCGTTCCCGTCGCGCAGGGGTTCCAGGGGCTCAATGAACCGGCCACCCTCCTCGAGCGGCTCGTCTTGGGTCGCCAGTTGCGCCATGCGGGCCATCCGGTCCTCGCCTGGTGCGCCGCGAACGCAGTTTGCGAATTGGATGGGGGCGGGCGGAAGCGCCCCTCCAAGGGCAAGAGCACCGAGCGGATCGACGGGATCTCGGCCCTGGTGACGGGGCTGAAGCGGCTGGTGGCCACGAGCCAGGCTCAGGTGGGCCGGATTACGGTGCTTGGATGAAGAACTGGCTCACGCCGGCCCGCCTCACCAGCCTGGAGGCTCTGGTGGGCCTCGCTCTGGTGGTCTATGGCGTGAGCACCTATTCACGGCCGGTGGCCATCATCCTCATCGGCTTCGTCCTCTTCGCCTTTGCGGTCTGGCCGAGCCTCTGGAGAGGGCGCTGATGGCGGGCTTGCTGACCTCGCTTCTGACGGGCTCCCCAATCGGAGCGACCTACGCTCCGTGGGGCGAGTTCTGGTATCAGCGGGACCCGCTCGGTCGGCGCAGTCACGCCGGCGTGAGCGTCTCCCCCGAGAGCGCCATGAAGCTGAGCGCGTTCTACGCCTGCGTGACGCTTCTAGCGGACATGGTGGGCTATCTCCCCCTGATCCTCTACCGCCGGCTTGAGGATGAGGGCAAGGAACGGGCCCGCGACCGGCGGCTCTATACGTTGCTCCACACCCGCCCGAACGTCTGGCAGACGGCCTCAGAGTGGAAGAAGCTCGGCATGACCCATATCCTCCTGCGGGGGAACTTCTATAACCTCAAGGTCCTTGACACGATGGGGCGGCTCCAGCAACTCATCCCGCTCCACCCCGACCGGATGCGCGTGGCACAGTTGGACAACTGGCGGCGAGGCTACCTCTACCATCCGCTCAAGGGACAACAACAGGCCTTCACCCAGGACGATATTCTCCACATCATGGGTCATTCCCAAGATGGCGTCGTGGGGATCTCCGTCGTCGATCATATGCGCGAGAGTATCGGGAACGCCCAGGCGCAACAGGCCTATGCCGGGCGGTACTGGGCGAGCGGGGCTGAACGGCGCGGCGCCCTCGTCTTTCCGGGGACCCTGACGCCGACGCAGCGCGAGGCGAATCGGGCGGAATGGCAGCGGACCCATGGTGGGGTCTCTGGCGCCTACAACATCGCGCTCCTCGAGGGCGGCCTGAAGTTCGAGCCGATCGGCCTCTCAGCGCGCGACTCGCAATATATCGAGATCCAGATGGCGAGCGTCGGCGACATCGCGCGGTTCCTGCGGGTCCCGCCTCATATGATCGGGGATACCGACCGTTCGACAAGCTGGGGGACGGGCATCGAGCAGCAGACAATCGGATTCATCAATTACACGCTGCTCCCCTGGCTCACCGCCTTCGAGCACGCCGTTGGCCGTGACCTGATCGACGATGATCAATACTTCGCCGAGTTCCTCGTGGACGCCCTCTTGCGCGGAGACATGGCCTCCCGCGCCCAGGCGCACGCCGTCTATGTCCAGAACGGCATCCTGAGCGAGAACGAGGTCCGGCGGCAGCTGAATTACAACGCCATTCCGGGCCTGGACCGGCCCCAGCGCTCGGCGAACCAAGGGCGGACAGAACCAGGAAATCAGCGCCCGATCCCGCCGTCTGGGCCATCCCGGCGCGCCCCGGGGGATGATGAGGAGCAGGAGGGCGCCGCTCCGGCCCGTCTAATCGTGCATGAAACCGTTGGCCGGATTGTCCGAAAGGAAATCGAGTCCCTTCGCAAATGGCATCCACGATATCTCAACAATCGGGAGGGCTGGGCCCGTTGGGTCACGGACTTCTATGGGCGGCACGTCGCGTGGATGGTTGATGCGCTCTGTCTTGACGAATCGGCGGCCCGCCGGTACGGAGCAATCCATGCCGCCGAGGTGCTGGATCGGGGGCTCGGGGTCCTCGAACAATGGGAGTCCGACGCCCCCGCGCATCTGGCGCGGTTGGCGCTGAAGGAGGAGGCATGAGCAAGCGATACGAGCGGGTGGCGAAGTTCGTGGAGGACTACCCCTGGGCCATGATCCCGAGTGCCCTCGAGGCCCTCCTAGAAGTGATTCAAATTCGCTTGGAGGGCGGCGTCTTCTTCGAGGAGGAGATCCGCGCGCGCGTCGGTGATCCTCCGCCGCGGCCCACCGCCAAAACAGCCGGCGCCATCTTGATCCTGCCGGTCTTCGGCGTCATGGCGCATCGCATGAATCTCTTCACCGCGATGAGTGGCGGGATGTCCACGGAGCAACTCCGGAGCGCCGTGCTTCAGGCCGTGGACAATCCAGATGTAGGCTCGATCGTGCTGGATGTGGACAGCCCGGGCGGGAGCGTGTTCGGCGTCGAGGAACTCGCGGATACGATTTTCAAGGCCCGCGGCCCCAAGCCCATCGTGGCGGTGGCGAACGCGACGGCCGCGAGCGCGGCCTACTGGGTCGCCTCGCAGGCCGATGAGCTGATTATGACCCCGAGTGGCCAGGTCGGGAGCATCGGCGTGATCGGGGTTCATCGGGACATCTCAAAGCAGGCCGCGATGCTCGGGGTCAAATATTCGTTCATTACCGCCGGGCGCTTCAAGGCCGAGGGCAACGAGTTCGAGCCCCTCGACGACGAGACCCGAGCCAATATGCAGCGCCGCGTGGACCAATATTACGATACCTTCGTCCGCGCCGTCGCGCGGGGACGGGACGTGGGCCAGCAGACCGTCCGAGACGGCTTCGGGGAAGGGCGCATCGTGTCGGGCCGGGACGCCCTGCGGGTGGGGATGGTGGATGCCATGGGCACACTCGACCAGGAGGTCGATCAGCTGGCCGGCGGCCAGAAGCGGGTCGCCCCGGCCTTGGCGGCCGAGATGCCCCCACCGGAATTGACCGCCACCGAGGAAATCGCCGCCCTGCGGCGGGAGCTGGCCGACCGGGGCCTGAAACAATTTGACACGCCCCCGGTCATATAGGGTATAGTCCGAGTCGGATAGACGGGCCGTTCCTGATACTCTGCGATCCTGTGATCGGCGGTGAGGGAACGGCTGGCGCAGCAAGACGCACGGCTCTGTGAGCGCGTGTGAGCTGCTGGCAACCCACGACTAATCGTGGTGCCGGGCTCGCAGGCGCTTTTTTCATGCCCGGCATCAGAGGGAGAGACGGGCATGACGAAGCGTCACCGGCAACTACTTGCCCATCAGGCGGATCTCGACCGCCGCAAGAGTGAGCTCGCCAAGGAAGGCCACGCGATCGGGGACAAGGCGGAGGCGGAGAAGCGCCTGCTGACCCCCGAGGAGAAGACCCGGCGGGACGAGATTCTGACCGAGCTCGATACCCTCAAGGCCGACCTGGATGTCGTGCGACAGGAGATCGACGCCGAGACCCGGCTCGAGGAGCATGAGCGGGGGGCCATCGTTCGGGACATGATCCGGCCATCCGGCGAGGCCAGAGTGCTCTCCGGGCCGATCGCCGACTAATTCATCGGGTTCGGCGAGTTCCTCCAGGCCATCGCCTGCGCCAGCTCATCGGTCCAGCGGTCACGCTTCGGCGCCCAGGCCGACCTCCTGCTCCGCAAACTGGACGTCTATCAGGCGGCCGGCAGCGGCATGTCGGTCGGCAGTCCAGCGGACGGAGGCTTCCTGGTCCGCAAGGACTGGTCCACGGCCATGCTGGATCGGGCGCGCGAGGCCGCAGTCCTCTTGCCACGGTGCCGGTCGATCCCTATCGGGGCCGATTTCGACGGGCTGGAATACCCCTACATCGACGAGACCAGCCGGGTGGACGGCTCACGGTGGGGCGGGGTGCAGGTCTATTGGAAGGCGGAGGCGGCGGCCGTCACGGCCAAGCAGCCCAAGATCGGCAAGGGTGAGCTTCGGCTCGAAGAGATCATGGGACTCGCCTACGCGACGGAGCGGTTGCTTCGGGACTCCTCGGCGCTGGAGGCGTTGCTGCGAGACGGCTTCTCGTCTGAGTTCTCCTTCAAGATCGACAACTCGATCGTGCGCGGGACCGGGGCTGGCCAGCCGCTCGGGTTCTTCACCTCGCCGGCGCTCGTGTCGGTGGCCAAGGAAACGGCCCAGGTGGCCGATACCGTGGTCGTCGGCAACGCCCTGAAGATGTATGCCCGGATGCCGGCGCGTCTGAAAGCCGGCTCCGTGTGGCTCATCCACTCGGACGTGATGACCCAGCTCCCGCAGATGGTGATCGGCGACCAGCCGGTCTGGCTCCCGCCCGGCGGGCTGATGAACCTGCCGTTCGGGATCCTGCTCGGCAAGCCCGTGATCGAGATCGAGCAAGCCGAGGCGCTCGGGGACCAGGGCGACATCTTCCTCGTCAATCTGAACGAGTACGTGGTCATCACCAAGGCGAACGAGGGGCTTCGGTACGACACCTCCATGCATGTCCGCTTTCTGAACGACGAGATGACCTTCCGGTGGGTCTTCCGGATCAACGGGCAACCCACCTGGCGGTTGCCGCTGACGCCATTCAAGGGATCGAGCACGCTGAGCCCATTCATCACGCTCGATGCCCGGGCATAGGGGGAAACCATGAAACTCTTGGCAGAAGAGACCCAGCTCGTCAGCGGGTTCGTGCCCGTCGATCTCCAGACGGCGCAGACCGGGGATTACGTCAGTCTGAAGCACTACCGGCACTGCTCGATCATCTTCTTCGCCGCGGCCGGCACAGCGGGCGACGATCCCGTGATCACGGTGACGCAGGCCCAGGACGTGGCCGGCACGGGGGTCAAGGCGCTCAACTTCACGCGGGTGGATGTGAAGGCCGGGACGCTCACGGCGGTGGGAACCTTCACGAAGGTGACGCAGGTGGCGGCCAATACCTATACGGACGCGACCCACGCCGAAGTGCAGAAAATCTACGTCATCGACTTCAACGCCGAGGATCTTGATGTCGAAGGCGGGTTCGACTGCCTGAAGGCGGCCATTGGAGATACCGGCGTCGCTGCCCAGCTCGGGTCCCTGCTGTATCTTCTGAGCGAGCCGCGGTACACGCCGGCGCCGAGCGCGATCGTCGATTAAGGCGTCGAGGACGTAATGAGAGCCCTGGGGGCCGCTCCTTCGGGGGCGGCCTTCAGCATTATATGAAGAGTCTGGCACTGATCACGGCGCCGACGACCGAGCCTCTGTCGCTCGATGAGGCGAAAGCCCATTTGCGGGTCACGGCCGATACCGAGGACGAGCTGATCGATGCCCTCATCACGGCGGTCAGACAGCACATCGATGGGCGCGACGGCTGGCTCGGGCGGAGTCTCATCACGCAGACCTGGGAGGTTCGCCTGGATCGCTTCCCGACGGGCTGGGAGTCCATTGAGCCGTGGCCGCGCAATGTGGCCATCCGCGTTCCGCTCCCGCCGCTTCAATCGGTCACCTCTGTGAAATATCTCGATTCCGCCGGCGCGGAACAGACGCTCAATAGCGCCACCTACGTTGTGCATGTGGTCGAGGAGCCCGGGCTCATCGTGCCCGCCTATGGGCAAACCTGGCCCACGGCGCGGGATGAGCCGGGGGCGGTGCGCGTCCGGTTCGTGGCGGGCTATGGCGAGCCCAAAGACGTGCCCCGGCCCCTCAAGCTCGGTCTCAATGCCATGGTCGCCCATTTCTATGAACACCGGGAGCCCGTCATTTTGACCGGCGGTGTCGGCTCCCCGATCCCGATTCCGATGCACGTGGAGGCGCTGCTCCGGAACTATCAAATCTCGTGGGGCTTCTAGGCGATGAACGCGGGCGATCTCCGAGACCTCGTGACCCTCCAGCAGAACGCCCCGACCCAGGCGACGGGCGGCGCCCCGGTCGATGTCTGGTCGGATCTTGCGGAGACCCCGATCATATGGGCCGCCATCGAGCCGATCGGCGGGCGGGAGTTCTTCGACGCTGCCCGGGTGAACGCCGACATTACGCACCGGATTCGGATTCGCTATCGGACGGACGTGACGGAGCGGATGCGGGCGCTCATCGGATCGCGCGTCTTTGACATCGAAGCGGTGCTGGAGATGGTCCCGCGGCGGGAGCTGCACCTGATGTGCCGGGAGTTCAAGGGCTGATGGCGCGCGGGCCTGTGACGCTGCGAACGGGCGGGGCTCGCCTGGTCGGGGCGGAGGAGATCGAACGCCGGCTGGCCCGGCTGGCCGAGGGGGTGCGGTTCGAGATTCTCCGGGATGGCTTGGCGGCGGGCGCGGAGATCATCCGCAACAGCGCGGCTCGGCGCGTGGCGGATCAGCCGGAACTTGCAGCGGCCCTAGCGACGAAGGTCACCACGACCAGCGCGGGGCGCGCCGTCGCGCTCATCGGGTTGGAGAAGGTCAAGACGCGCTCGGGATTCTCGGTGATTCCGCTCGGCTACTGGCGGGAGTTCGGGACCAAGGCCCATGAAATCGTCGCCTCCAAGTTCAAGCGTGGGCGCCGCCGTCGGAAGGGGACTCCGACCGGAGAGACGAAGCGCGTCCTCGCCAGCCCGACGGCCATCTTCGGCCCTCGGGTCGCGCATCCGGGCCTCCGCCCCCGCCCCTTCCTGGGACCGGCCTTTGAGGAGGATGGGTCCCACGCACTCCATGTCATGGGCCAGACGATCTGGGAGCGGCTCCGCGGAATGGCGACGTGAATGGCCACAGTCAAAACCGCGCTCAAGGATCGGCTGACGAGCTTCGCCGAGCTCTCCGCCCTTGTGGGGACTCGCATCTTCAATATGCAGGTGCCGCAAGGAACGGTGCGGCCCTACATCATGTTTCGCCGAAGCCGCACGCCGGAACGCTTGGCGTCACTCCAGGGACCCAGCGGACGGGCGCGGCCCTGGTTTGAGTGTGAGATTTGGGCGGACTCGGCGGACAGCATGGAGGCGGTCGCCACCGCCCTCCGTCATGCGCTCGATGGCTATCGGGGGACGGTCTCTGGCGTCGAGATCGGCGGGGCCACGTTGGTGAATGAAGAAGAGAGATTTTTCGTTGAGGTGGACCTGTATAGCACCACCCAAGTCTTTGAGGTCACCCACCGGGAGGACTAGCCTATGGCGCTCGATAGCAAATTCAGCCTGAACATCTCCGCCGCGCTCACGAAGGCGCTCGATCTGCTGACATCCGAGGGCAAGCTGGCGATCCAGAAGGTGATCACGCTGACCTCCGGGACGGGCGCCAACCAAGCCGATAAAGTCTTTTCCGACACGCGGACGATCACGGCGAGCGCCACCGATTCGCTGGATCTGGCCGGCGGGGGCCTGCTCGATGCCCTCGGGGACGCCTTCGGTCCCGCACGGATCAAGGCCCTGTATGTGTTCGCCGCCACCGCGAACACGAACAACGTCAACGTCACCCGTCCGGCTTCCAATGGCGTCCCGCTCTTTCTCGCCGCTGGCGATGGGATTCCGGTGCGCCCGGGCGGGCTTTTCGTGTGGATCGCGCCCGATGCGACGGGTGTAGCCGTTACGGCCGCCACTGCGGATCTGATCGATCTCATCAACAGCGCCGGCGGCACCTCCGTGACGTACGATATCTTAATTGTTGGCGCGAGCGCATAGGAGGGCATGACCAATGGCCAGCGGGGCAATCAACGTCCAGGGCACACTCGTCCAGCGGGGCAACGGGGCTTCTCCCGAGGTCTTCACGACCATCGCCGAAGTTACGGGCATTCCTGGTCTCGGCGGGGCCGCCCCCTCGTTCACCGAGGTCACCCATCTCCTCTCCACCCGCAAGGAATGGCGACGGGGCCTGGCCGATGAGGGCGACGTCACGCTCCCGATGACCTTGATTCCCACGGACCCGGCGCAGACGGGACTCTGGGCTGATCTCGACAGCGGCGTGACGCGCAACTTCAAGATCACCTTCGTGGACGGGAATACCGTGTCGTTCTCCGCCATTGTCGCCCAGCTCCCGATCACGGGAGAAAAGGACGGAGTCCTCACGGTCGAAGCCACGCTGCGCATTACTGGGCAGATCACGCGGAGCTGGTAAAGGAGAGGACTCATGGCCGCACTGAATCGGGCTGCGATTCTAGCCGCCCTGGATATCCAAAGGGAGCGAGTCGAGGTTCCCGATTGGGGCGGCCATGTCTTCGTCCGCACCATGACGGGGACCGAGCGCGATGCCTTCGAGGTCGCCACGCTGAAGACGCGGGGGGAAGACATCGAGCGGAATCTGGAGAATTACCGGGCTCGGCTGCTGACCTACTGCCTGGTGGACGAAACCGGCGCTCC